CTTTTCTCGGCGTCATGTTCTTCTCTCCTCTCTCAATGATGGATAAAGGCGGGCGCGGGTCCTGTCCCACGCCCGCCTTGGGGTATTTGCCTTAGAGCGAGTTGCCCGCCGCGATACCGCCGATGGCGGCAAAGCGCCAGTCGTTGAAGCACGCGTTGAAGCGGCTGCGGCCGCGCCAGACGTTCGCGTCGGTGTTCTCGTCGATGGTGGAGCGCACCTCGAGCTGGATGCGGTCGTTCCACACCGCGCCGCCGTAAGTCTCGTTGTACTTGCTGTCCAGCAGCACCCACGGGGAAACGCCGTTCGTGATGTAGTGGTTCAGATATGGCCACACGATGACATTCCAGCGGCCATACTGATAGTTGAAGGCGTTGTTCGCCGTCACGGGGTCCTTGTCCGCGCCGATGGCCGCAAACACCGCCTTCTTGAGCTCGGCGTTCTCGGGGATCAGGATTGTGTCGGGGGCCACGTCAAGGATCTCGTCGTTGTCGCCGCGGAACAGGTGCATCTTGGTCTCGAGCTTGCCCAGCGCGTCCACGCTGAACGCATCCTTGAAGAGGTTGCACTGCTTGTCGCCGCTCACCTTCGGCGCGTGCTCCTTGGCGAACAGGTTGCTGCCGTCCGCACCCGTCAGGTCAAACTTGACGCCCTTGAACGTCACGCTGCCGTTGCCCATCATGGCCGCGCCGTACAGCGCCGCGCCGAAGAGCTCGCGCGTGCGGTTGTAAGAGGTCATAAAGGCCGCAGGCTGCTTGCGCATGTCGAGTAGCTTGCCGTCCTCCACCATCTCCTTCGAGACGCTGAAAGAATCCTTCCACGTCTGGTACTTGAGCAGCTTCTGGTAGCCCTCCTGCATGCCGTCCAGCGGGTAAGCGCCGTTCTCACCCACGGGCTCAAAGCCGCTCATGGCCGTCAGCGTGGTCATCATGTCGGCGTAGTTTTTGGAAGAACCCATCAGGAACAGGTTTTTGAGCACGCTGTTCTGCTCGAATTCCTCGCCGCGCTTTTCAAGGAACATCTTGATCGGCGCCTGGCAGTTGCCGTAAATGCTGTTGTTCAGGTTGCTCGATTCAGAAAAAATGATCTTCATAGCTTATGTTTTTCTCCTCTCTTCCGTTTTTCTCAGACAAAGCGGCCGCGGATCATGTCGCCCGCCGCCGTGCCCTCAAGGCTCACGACCTCGAACGTGCCGGGCACCGCCGCATCCGACGCGCCCGTGACGTACTTGGCCTTGAGGCCGCCGCTCGCCACCTGGATCTTGGTGCCGGCTGTCACGGCTGTTGCCTCCGCCGAAAGCTCGGTCTCAAAGATGTACTTGCCCTGCACGCGCGTGACGGCGAGCAGTTCGCCCGCGGCCACCGTGCCGCTCTGCATGCACACGTAAGGCGGCGTGGTCGCCTGGTCGGCGGCGATCGCCGCCAGCTTGCCGCCCGATACGTTCAGCAGCTGGCCGACCTGATACGTGCCCGCCGCCGCTTCGATGTACTCAAACGGGGTCATCGCCCCGTCCGTCGATTTGATGGGAATAAACATTGCGTTCCTCCTTGTTTGTTAATTTCTGTTCTTCTCGATCCACGCGCGGATCTCTTCGTCCGTCGCCGTGGGATTGAAGACGCGGAAGCGTGCCAGCTCCTCGCTCGTCACGATCTTGCCGCCCGCGCCGCGCGCAGCCGCCGCGCCCGCCAGATGGTCCTTCCCCCGCTGGCCCGTCAGCGCCTGCGTTCTCGCCGCCTCGACGAGCGCCTTCTCGCGCCGCTCGCGCGTCGAGATGAGATAAGCGTCGTAGAACGACATGCCGCGCTTCACGTTCTCGTAGAACGCCTCGCTCTCCGGCAGCTTCAAAAGGTCCTCCACGCTGTTGACGTCCGGCTCGAGCGCGTGGATCTTCCTGATCTGCTCGTCGATGGCGCGCTGCATTTTCTCCTGCTCCGCCGCGGCCTGCTCGCGCTCATGCGCCGCCACGATCTCCGCCGCCTGCTTCACGACGGGATTCTCGCTGATCGCCTCGTTGAGAGATTCCTGCGTCAGCTTCCCGGCCTTGAGATCGCTTTCGAGCTTCTGCTGCTTGAAGGACTTCGACCACGTGTCAAACTCTTCCTTCGTCGTGATGGGCTCGCCCGTGATCGTGTTCTTGAGCCCCGCACTTTCAAAAAAAGCCTTCCACTCCGCGGCCATCTTCTCGCCCTGCTCCTTGAGCGCCGCGTCCACCGCGGCCTGCTGCTCGGCTCTGCGCCGCGCCGCCGCGTGGGCTCTGCGCTCTTCCCTGGACTGCTGTTTCTTCGCGTCCTCCGCGTCGTCGTTGTCTTCTTCTGCGCCGTCTGCGCCGCCCTGACCCTCGGGACCGTCCGCGGGGCCCTCTGCGCCCTCGCTGCCCTCGGTGCCAGCGCCGCCGCTCTCCGGCGTGCCCGTGGTCTCCTCTGCGGCCGGGGCAGCGGCGCCCGGCTCGTTTGCGCCTGTGGGCTCCTGCTGCGCGTCCGGCTCGCTGACCGGCGCCGTCAGGCCCATCGCTTCAAAGACTTCTTTTTCCGTGAATTCCATGTTCTCTTCCTCTCTGGCATTTTTCCGCGTTGCCATGCGATAAAAAACTTCGTAGAATTTGCCGCCGCAGCGGCAAACCTGCTTGATCTGCATTTCGTCGTGACATGTGCGTGACGAAATGCACCTTGCAGCCCTCAAACGTGCGAGCGCAGCGAGTGCGCTGCCGAGGGCTGAAGCTCACTCAAAACGAAGCGCGCTTCGTTTTGAAGTTTTTACTTCTTGCCGGTTCTCAAATCGGAGCCGGTATGAATAACGCCCTTCTTCGCGTCGGTCTGCTGGTTCGGCGCCTTCACGACCTGCGTGCCGCCGTTCTTGATTCTGCCGACGTAACCGCTCTTATCGCTCATGCCCGCGTCCTCCTTTCCTCTGGATTCGGCATTTTCCCGCGTTACCATGCGCCGCCCCCTTCTTTGCAGGGGGCTTCTATGCTCTGCGCGTCTCCTTTCGCGCCTTTAGCCCTTTACTGCTGCGCCATGTCAAGCGTTCCGCCTTGCCCGCCGCTCACGGCGTTCATGGCGTCGGCTTGCGCCTGCGCATCGATCGCCGCGGCCAGATCGTCCGGTACCGCCGCGCCGCCCTGCGCGGCAGCCATTTCCTGCTGCATCTGCTGCGCCGCCGCCTGCTGTGCGGCCATCTCCTGCTGGCGCTGCATCTTCTCTTCGAGGTGCTTTTTCGTCTGCGCCGCGCCGGGATAGTGCAGCTCCTCCATCTTCGCCCAGAACAGAATGAGCGTTTCGAGGTCCGCCGGGTCGCCGAAAGCCCCGCCGCTCAGGTTCTCCCGCGTCTCCTGCCACATCGCCTCGCGGTTGCTGGCCAGCGGCGCGCTCGTGTCGCACGAGAAGAGGAACTGATCGTTCCACCGCAGCTCGCCGTCTTCGCCCTCTTCGAGGAAGTCGTAGCGGTTGAACTCCTCGTACATCGTCTCGCCCGTGCTGTCCTTGTATGTCACCGGCCGCGGCTCGTCCGAGTACGCCAGCCAGAATTTGAACATCGTTTCAAAGAGCTCGGCATACGCCGCGTTCTTCATCACGCGCTTGCTTTCCAGGCGTCCCGCCGCCTGCGCGGCAGAGAACTCCTTGGCCTTGCCGCTCGTCGCGGTCGTGTCCTGCCTGCCCTGAAAGCTGTCCGTGATACCGATGATCTGTCTCGCCTCTTCATAGACCTGCGCAAGGTACGTGAGCTCATACTGCAAATTGCCCGAAAAATCGTAGACGTCGATGAGCTGCTTGTCGCTCGGCTTGCCGATGTACCACCGCTCGCTGTCCTCGGGATCGGTGCGCAGATCCGGCCGGTCGGGCAGCGTGATGCGCGTGCCCGCCTTCATCAGTCGGTCGATGATCTTCTGCTCGATGCGGTTGCTCGTGTTCTGCTGGTCGCGGATCATGTCAACGTCGCTGTTCCCCAGCAGCTGGCCGAAGACGCTCACGCTGCGCTGCAAGATGATCGGGTAGCGGTCCGGCCGGTAATATGGAACGCGCACCGGCGTTTGCACCGGAAGCCCGTTTTCGTCAAGCTTTTCCTGCATCCCGCCGATAAACGTGCCGTCGCTGCGCTGCACCGGCGCATAGAGCTCTTCATAGTCCTGCGTCCGGTCCTCCCAGTCCCTGCCGCCGCACCACGGGCACGCGCCGCCCGAGTAAGCGGCGCCGTTCACCTCCTGCCCCGGCAGCGGCTTCACCTTGCCGCACAGTTTGCACACCGGCTGCCTGCGCGCCTGATAGTCCTTCAGGTTTTCAAGCTCCGTGTCGTTCACCCACGTGTAGCGGTCGATGCCGCCGTGCTCGTTGAGCTTATAGCCGATGTAGAGCGTCAGGTTGTATTCGCTCGTCGAGCCGTCGCCGCCGCGGACGTCAGGCTCGCTCTCGCCCTCGTTTTCGAGCAGCACGCCATAGCGGCGCTCGACGTAGCCCTTCGTCGTCGGCACTTTGACGATGAAATAATCCATGTCGGCAATGCCGGTGTAGACGTTCGGCTGCGGCGCGAACTGCTGCGGGTGGATGAGCGTCACGTTCACCTCGCCGACGGTCGTGCTCGTGCGCTTCGTGTTGTCCCACTCGACGAGGAAGCCCACGCCGCCCTGAATGGGCACCGTCCGCTCGGCCAGATCGTTGAGCGCCTCAAACGGCAGCCGGTCGAGCTCGTTGCGCAGAAAGTGCTCGATCACGTCGGCCAGGTGCTCGTCCTTCTTGCGCCGCGGCGTCACCTTCGGCTGCGGGATGCTGCTCGATACCTGGCTTTCGATGTTCTCGAACGTGATGTTGCGCACGTGGCTCGTCTGTTTCAGCGCGCCGTCGCGGTGCGTGTCGCCGGGGACGAGCGGCTGCATCGTGCGCTCGCCGTTGTAGATCGCCTCGCGCTCGTTCATTTTTTCAACTTCCGCCGACCACTTGGCGTCGCTCTCATTGAGCCTCGCCTGCCACTCGCGCAGCTCCTCGCTGATCGTCGTTGTCTTCGCCTTTTCTTCCATGCGTTTTCTCCTTCTTATCGCGGCTCGCCCCAGAGCTTGAGCATTTCTGCCCGCTCGGTCTCGCTCGCGCTGTTGTAGTCCTCCCACATATCCGCCGTCCAGCGCGCCTTCTTCGCGCTGCTGCCGCCGGTCCTGATCTCCATCGTCTGCTGGGGGCGCGCATAGTGCGCAATGGCGAGCGCCATCACGCAGTCGTCGTGCGCGCCCGGCTCGGCCTCGCCCTGCAAGTCCTTCTCCCGCCGCACGAACGTCAGCATTTCGAGCAGCGTGTCGCGGTCGTTCACCGTGCTCATGCTCTCGCGCAGAATGCGGATGAGCTCAGACAGGATCACCGGCCGCGTCAGCCGGTTCGTCTGGAAGCCGAAGGCGTGCTTCGTCTTCCCCGTGAAATCGTCCTCCACCTCGCGCACGTACAGGTTGCGGTAGCCCATCAGGTCGAGCAGCTTCGTCGGGTAGGTCGAGAAGTTTGTCTCCACCGCCAGCAGCGCCTCGTTGTAGTGCATGCCGAGACAATACATTTGCCGCGCATACGTGTCCTCGTCGTACTGATGCCGCAGCGTGCAGACCTGCTTGCCCGTGATGTTGTCCAGCACCTGGCCGACGAAGTAGTCGCTGCCGTCGCCCGCCGTGTCGCCGCCGATGACGTAGGGCCTGCCGGGGACGGCGTCTTCGTAGATCGTCACCGCGCCGTCCGGATCGTCCACCCACGCCCAGCGCTCGAGGTGTACGCCATCCTCCTTGACGACGTTTTCGAAGTAGCCGCGCCTCGGCTTTTTCGCCCGCTCGACCGCGAGCAGCCGCTCGCTCACCTTCTTCGCGTCGAACACCGTCTTGCCCGTCACGCCCCACTGGCCGAGACAATAGACCTGGTAGTAATACTCGTCTGTCTCGCGGAACGCCTCGAGCGTCGTGATGGCCTCCGCCGTCAGAAAGCGGTTGTCGAGATATGTGCTCTCGTGCACCGTCGCGCGCGGGTCCTTCCGGTCGAAAAACCGCTTCTTGAGCCAGTGCGTAATGCTGATGGGGTTAAACGTCAGGATCATTTGCAGGTAATAGGGAAAGTCCGTTCTCAGTCGGATGTCCAGCTGGTCGAAGTCCCCCTGCTCGAGCTCGCTTGCCTCCTCGATCCAGATCCCCGTGATGTCGTAGATCGACTTGAGCTTTTCCACGTCATCGAGGCCCGCGAACAGGATCTTGCTGCCGTTGGCGAAGGAAATGCTCATGTCGCTCTTGTTGACCTTTGCCCCGCTCTCGGGATAGAACTCGGAGATCTGTCCGCGCAGCTGCTCGAAGCAGCTCTCGCGCAGCGTCCGCGCCACCTTGCGGCATACGAGCCACCGGTGCCCCGGCTCGCTCGTCACGCGCTCAAGCACCTTTCTGCCCGCGAAGATCGACTTGCCGCTGCCGCCGCCGCCCTTGAGCACGAGATAGCGGTGCCGGTCGAACAGCAGCGGCAGGAAGTGCGCGTTGTTCGTCGCGCGGAAGTCCCGCCACCACAGCGCCACCTCAAGCTCTCGCTCATAGGTCCGCGTCGTCTTCGCCGTCATCGCGCTCAAACTCCTGCATCAGCTCGCGCAGCATCGCCTGCCGCTCCTCGAGCGGGATGCTCGCCGCCGTCACGGTCTTTGTCGCCCGCTCGCCCAGCTCGACTTCTTTCTTCTCGCTGTAGCCGTAGTTGTTCGTCAGGTTGAAGAGAATACCCTTGAGGTCCTTGCCCGGCCGCGTCAGCATCTCGTGCTCGTTCCAGGCCTTCATGCGCTCGCGCACCCGCTCGCCGACCGCCGCGTACTGCTCGCCCTCGCCCATGTACCGGCTCCATGTCGCCCGGTCGATTTGGAGATAGGCGCACAGCTCGTGCATGCTCGGCGGGATGATGTACTCCGTCACCTCGACCTCTTCGCCCAGCGTGTTCTTCACCGGAATGTGGTCGAAGATGATGTGGCCCTTGTCGTCGCGCCTGCCGCTGTCCACCGGTTCCGTGACCTTCACGCGCCGCGTGATCGCCGCGAAATAGCGCTCGCAGGCCCTGTCCAGCGCTGCCGCTGTGTATTTCTTCTGCCGCGCCATCCGCACCCCTCCCCTCGGCGCGCTTTGTCCTTGTGTTGTGGATAGTGTAGCAAATGCTGTGCGTCACGAACCGTCAACTTTTTGAGGGCAAAAAAGAGCCGCAAACCCTTGTCAGATCAGGGCTTGCGGCGTTTCCTCGCACGCACTCGCACGCACTCGCACGCGCACGCGCGAAGCGCGCCCGGGCTCCCCCGCGCGCGTCGTCGTGTTGCGTTTGCTGTTTCGTTATTCCCGTTTCGCTCTCGCCGAGCGTTCTCGTCTGATTTTGCCCACCTTGGGCAGGATGTAGCGTATGTACTGCGGCATGCCCGGCGCCCATCCGGCGCGGTATAGCAGCTGCCCGCCGCGCGGCACGCTCAATTCAGCGCCCGACAGCGCCGCGCGATCTTTCGGCTGCGGCAGCGTCAGGTTCCGGCTCGGGCAGTATTTTTTCTCATCCGGCACGTAGCGCACCTGCGCCAGCAGATAGTGCGCAAGGCCCAGGTAGTCCACCTCGTCATACAGGTGCTCGCAGTGCGTCCCGCCCGCCGTCCACTTGCTGCGCGCGATCTCCATCGCCTCCACGTTGATGACCACGTGATGATGCACGCGCACGTATTCGCCTGTCTTGCCGTCCAGATCCGCTGTCACCGGCACATAGCGGAATGGCACCCCTGCCGCTTTGCAGGCGCGCCTTGTTCTTCTCAGCCATAGCTTGAGCTGGTGGTTCGCGTTCTTCCAGATCGTCTCAGGATCTTCTTTTTCACCGCCGAGCTTTACAAAGGCTTCGTCCGCATAGCTCAAGCGCAGCAGATGATCTGCGCAGCTGAAATTTTCATTCAGCAGCCGTGCAAGATGCTTTTCCGCGTTCGCTTCATTCCGCTGCTGCTGCTTCACGTCGCTTTTGAGCTTTCTCTTCGAGCGCGTCGGCTTCTCGCCCGGCACCCAGTATTTGATTTTCTCGCCCACGGCGCCCGCCGTGTACGTTCGGATGACCCAGTAGCCCTCTGTCATGTTCTCGCCCTCCGTCACCATTTTCGCCAATCGGGGAAGATGGTTCTAAACCCAGCGCTCAAGGAACCCCGATAACGCGCACGCGCGCGTTATCGTTATATTTCTAATGTGTACTTGTTCGGCCTTCTGTGCGCCGCCGCGCCCTTTCGGCGGCAGCGCACACAGGGCCGAAGCCCTGTTAAAGTCTCTGCGGGAATCCCTCGTAGTATTTCCGCACGATCCGCTCGAGCGTCGAGCGGGAGAGGCTGTGCTTCATGCAGATGTACGTCGCGTTCGCGTCCGTCGTCACAAACTCGAAGAGCGCGCGGTAATAGTCGCCCCCGCCGCACTCCATGCACAGGTTGAGGATCTTCCGCTGCGCCCGCTCCGGCATCTCGCGATACAGCAGCGACGAAAAATAGATGTACCCCTGCCGCTCGTAGCTCACCGGCACGCTCTTCTTGTATCGGAAAATCGCCCTCTCCCCCCCTCTCCCGCTCATTTGTCCGTCAGAAGCGGAAATACTCTTTCATGCAGCGCCACACGTTGCGCCACGGATGCGCCATGCACCACTTGAGGCTTTCGTGGTAGCCCTCCGCAATGGCCTTTTCGACCTCAAGCCGGTGCAGCGCCTCGTCCAGCAGCTCGCCCTTGCGCGCCGCGCCGTTTTCCGCCGCCGCGAGCAATCCGTTCAGCCGCACCACATCGCCCATCGCATCGTCGCGGCGCCGCCTGGCCTCGGCCAGCTCCAGCTCGCGCTTGCCCAGCAGGTGCGCCAGCTCGCGGTTTTCGTTCTTTGCCTTCTCGATTGCCTTCATGTCCTCGCCGTGGGCCTCGAGTGCCTGGTCGCGCAGCTTCTCCGCCTCGTCGATGCGGGAGCGGAGCATCGCCGCCGAGGCGAACGCGCTCTTATATTTCGCAGTGACCTCTTCCAGTTCTTTTTCGTTCTCCTCGAGCTTTGCCGTCAGCTCGCCGATCTGCCCGCGCAGCTGCTCCGCCGTATCTACTGCGTCTTTGAGCTGTGCACATACCTCGGTCTTTCTGCTCTCCGCCGCTTCCTGACTTGCCTGCGCCTCTTCCAGCATCTTGAGCATCTGCTCCTTCGTGAGCTTTTTAATATTGATCTTCTGCATCGCTCAGCCCTCCTCAGGAAGCTCGATCATCGGAACGCCGTACTGCTTCGCGCACTCGTGCTCGATGCGGCAGCCCCGCGCCCCACGCCAGTCTCTGGCGAAGATCACTGCATCCGCCGTCGCCAGAAGCTCGAGTGACTTGCTCAGATGGTAGAGCGGCACTTTCGAGCCCGCCGGAACATTGAGCCCGCCCTTGAAAAAGCTGTCGATGACTTCAACTCTGCCGCGTCCAAAATACACAGCCTCTGCGATTTCGACCAGCTCTGCGCGCTCGCGCTCGATCTGCTCGTCAGTCTTGCCGCGCATCGGCTGCGAGATGAACAAGCGCACCTTCGGCAGCTCCGGCGCATCCGGTTCATCCGCCGCAGAGGCTTTGTCGCAGCATGCACGCTCGCAACCCTCGTCGCAGCAGCGCTCCTCCACCGCGGCCTCGCCGTTCACACCGCCGACCGCCGTTTGCAGCAGGAAGCCCAGCAGCTCCCAAACCTTGTTCATGATCCTCTCCATGCAGATTTCCTCTCCCATCTTCTCGTCGTAGTTCTCCGCGCTCACGCAGCTCGAGCTCTCCACGATCACAAAGCCGTTTTTCAGCACCGCGCGCACGACGGTCGTCTTGCCGCCCATCGTCACGGTCTCGTGGTGGTCGATGAATCGCTCGACCATCTCCACGCTGATGCTCGGCGCCGTGGTCTTGAGCTTGCCGTTCACCTCGAGCGGCAGATAAGCGCATTCAAAGACCTCCTTCGGGCTGAAGCTCTCGTACCCGTCTGCATAGCGCACCTTGTAGCCGCGCTCGACCTTGTAGCCGCACGGCACTTTGTTCTCAGACAGCGTGACGACCTTGCCGTCCACGCGATACGCCTCTTCCGCCTCGATAAGTTTTGTTCCGATGTACTGTTTCATGGTAAAAATTCCTTTCTTTCCGCCCGCAGGCGTTATTTGATCTGTAACTGCTCATGCTCGCGCGGCTTCTCGACGAGGATCTTCACGACCTTCACGTCGCCGTAGCGCTCAAGGTCCATCGCCGCGCGCTCCTTGATGCCCTGGATGGCGCTCTCCGGCACGTCGGCCTGCAAAATAAACGTCACCTTCATGCCTTGTCCTCCATCGCGCCCAAATCGCTGAGCCCGCGCTCGATGACGCGCCACACGTGGATGTCGACCATCGCCCCGTCCGTGACGATCGCGCGCAGCGTCTCGCGGCTCACGCTTCCGCCGCAGGCCTTGCTCACGCGCTCTGTCCACCCCGGGCCCGTGCGCGTCTTGTAACGCACCAGCGCGTCAAAAATTTTCCGCTTCTCCGCC